GAATGCGCTCGTTATCTCGTCCACGATGTCATCGCCCATGCTGCCCACGAACTCGGAGAAGTTCTCCTTCATCTGCTCCTCGGCATCGAGAGCCTTCTGCCGTATCTCGTCCCAGTTGTCGATGAGCTTCTTCGTGGCATCGTCCATCTTGTCGTAGTCGGCGAGTATCTGCTTGTTGAGCTCGTATGTCTCCGAACCCTCCTCTATGATATTGCCATACTTGTTGGCAAGCGTCGTCCATACGGTCTTTTTCTTCTTGCCTCCGAACAGACCGGCTATTCCGCCCACTATCGCACCTATCGCCGTTCCTATGGCCGTACCGAAGGCACCGCCCGCCATCGTTCCAATGGCTGCTCCTGCGGCGGCTCCGGCGCCAAGCCCCTTGGCCGTGTTCTTGCCGCTGACAACGTTTTTCAGCTTCGTCTTGACCTTTCCATTGGCAAGCTCCTCCTCCATATCCTGAAGGTCCTTGATAGCGGCGAGGTACTGCTCCGCACCATCCTTCGCCTTCTTGAATGGATCCTCCATGCCGAACAGGTTCTGCTGCTGGTAGTCCATATCGTCGAGAACGAGCTTCTTGTACTCCATCTCGCAGTCCTTGACCGTCTGATTCCACTCCTTCTGCTTGCGCCGGTTCTCCCAAATCTGCGTGCCGACCATCGACACTATCTTCAGTATGTTCTCCGCCGCCACGACCGCCATCGAAGCCTTGCCGCCAGCCTTGCTGCTGCCGAGCTTCGACAGCCACTCGCCCATCTTGCCGAATGACATCTTGCCCGAACCGCCGTTCTTCTGCATCTTCGACATGATGTCCTGGAGATTGCCGAGCGATTCCATCCCCTCGCCGAGGACATTAAAGATGCTTCCCACACGCTCCCATCCGTCGCCCATTGACTCGAATGTCGAACCCACCTTGCTTAGATGGGATGCTATCTGCTTCGAGTATTCGGCCATCTCCTCGAACTTGTGCGTGAGGGATTCCGTGCGCTCGGTCTTAATCAGCTCCTTATACTGCTTCAAGAAGTCCTCGAAGGCATCGCGCAATTCCTTCATGTTCTCCACCGTCACGTCAGGGAACAGCTTCTCTATCGTGGCATTGTCGGCCATCTGGTCGAGATTGTCTATCAGCGCGTCTATTGCGCCGATGCTCATCTGGCTGAAATCGGGCATCACACCGCCGTTCTTGCTCTTTATCTGCTCCTTGAAGAACTTCTGCGCAAGGTCGCGTATCTGTTCCTCCGCCTCGGCCTTGTTAGCCGCCCTCTGCGACTTCGCAACGGCCTTGATGGTCTGTTCGGCCTTGGCCTTATAGTCCTCCCATGACTCCTCATTATTCTGCTTCCTATATGCGAGTTCGGAATCGGATAATGTCTTTAATGACTTCTCCATCTCCGCATCGGCCTTGGCGTTCTTAATGGTCTGCGAGTCGATGATTTTCGACACGTCGAAGGCGACGCCCTCGCCGAACAGATTGCGCATCTGGCTTCCGGCCTGTTCAAGAATATCGGTCAGCTTGTCAAGAGCCGCCTGGCTCTCCTTGAGATTATCCAACTGCTCTCTCAACTTGCTTTTCTTGGCATCGAATAGGATGGATGCCGCAGCCTTCTTGTCGTATGTCTCTAATGCTTTTGCGAGGTCGGTAAGCTGCGTCTCCAAGTCCTTGCCTGTATTAAGGTATTGATCCGCATCATCACCGTACAGTTCGTGCAGTATGCCTTTGGCGGTGGTGTCATCAACGTATTGGCGCAGGTCATCGTACGCCGATTTGAGGTCCTTGATGGCGCTTATCTGCGTCTCAATCTGCTTTTTCTCCTTTTTCTGTTCTTCCGTCAGGCCACTATCACCCTCGCCAGGCGCAGTATATGGCGAATAGTGCGTTATCTTGTCATAGAGCGCATCACGCTTGCCGAGTGCGTCCGCTATGCTTATGATGAGGTCGAGCTCATCCTGCAATTTCTTCTTCTGATCGTCGGTGGCGGCTATGCGCATGCGGTCCTGCACGCTCTTGATGCCTTCCTGCAGCTTCTGGAAATACTCGAAATAATCGGTGTCCCTAGCCACGTTGTAGGCAGGGAACATATCATTGTGAGTGACCTGGTATTTGTCTATAACGCCCTGCACCTTCACCATCCATTCAGACGACACGCCTTGAAGCGCCTTTATCTGATTGGCGTAGGATTTGGCAAGGTCCGGCCTGTATGTCCTATCGTTCTCGGCATTGGAATAGAAATCCCGCAGCTTGCTGAATTTCTCTATATCGAGCTTTTTGATTGCCTCATTCAGATTCTTAGTGCCTACGATTGTATGGTTTATAATCGCAAGCTGCTCATCGTACCATTTCTGGGTATCTGTCTCGAACTTTCGTATCTCCTCGTTGTCGTATGTCGTCCCTCGCCCATAGAGATTGTTGAGCCTCTGCCTTCCTTTGGCAGCCTTGACATAAGCATTGTTATATTTTACGAGGTTGGCAAGGAACATATTATTCGTATGCCCGACCGTGCTATGCCAATACGTCGCATCAAAATCGAACTCCTTGCCGAAATATTTGGCGAATGAATCGCCGAAAGCCTTCTGAACATCCTTTACATCACCATTCTCTATCTCCTCCGTAAAAGTGGATATAAAGGCATCGGCCTGCTCCCTTGCGGTCTCTTTCGCAGCCTCCTTAGCCTTCTTGCCTTTTACGCCGGAAGGCATCAGAAAGTCAGCCAGTTCATTGACAAGCCCTTCCCTCGCCCTGCCTCTTGATGCACCCAGCTGTTCCTCTATCTCCCTCTCGCCCTCCTCCATCATGGATGCGTTGACCTTGTTGCGTATGGCTGCTGCGGCATTATTGGCGGATAACGCTATCTCATCGTATGTGCTCTTTTCCGTCAATAGATTCGGCAGATATTCGCCATACTTGGAGTTGAGTTCATGGATGGCATCTCGATAATTCTGCGTACCCTCTTTTGCGTTCTTCAATTTCTCTACAAGGTCATTGAATCCCCGCACGAGCTTGTCCGCCTCCTCTGCCTTCCTCTGACCGAGCTTGTCGAGTTCACGATTGAGTTCCGTAGCATTGCGGACAACCTGATAGATGGCTACGCCCAGCAATGTGATAGCACCGGCCGCTCCAGCCACGACATTCAATGAACCACCTAATCCCAAAGCCGCCGCAGACGCATAGCCCATCACCTTGCCGAGCCTCAATATGTCCGCAGCGAGGTTGATGCCCTTCATTATCTTCTGCGCAGCATTGACGGACAGCAAGATGGCATAGTACGTTCCGAATCCGGACGCCACCGATACTACTACCTTTCCGATGTCGCCGATATGCTTGGCAAGGCTGATTGCCATATCCACCGACTTCTTCAGCACGCCGCTGTTGGCATCGCCTATCTCCGACACGGCTATCTCCCACGTGTCCTTCAGCTTCATCATCCGGCCTTTCAGCGTCTCGGAAAGCACCTCCTGCATGTTGTAGAACTTGCCGCCTTCTGCGGTCATATCCTGGAACGCCTTCTTCACCATATCGAAAGGCACCTGCCTTGCGGACACCTTGTCGAACACCTCGCCTACCGAGACGACACGGTTCTCCAACTCGGAAAACTGCTGTGCAAGCATCTCCAAGATGGGAATGCCGGCCTCCGTAAATTGACGGATTTCCTGGCCGCGAAGGAACGATGCGCTCCTCACCTGCCCATAGGCAAGGATTATCCTATCCATTGACACGCCGAGACCCGCCGATACGTCGGCAAGCATCTTCACAGTGTCCATCAGCTCGTCCTTCGGTATGGAGAACGCCGTGAGCTGCTTCGTGTAGGATGTCAGTTCCTTCAACGTGAACGGCGACTGAACGGCAAGGTCCTTCAACTGTGCGAACACCTTGTTTGCAGCGTCCGCATCCTGAAGGATATTGCGCAGAGCCATCCTCTGATAGTCGAACTCGCCCGATATGCGGTAGATGGACGACAGGAACGAGCCGACAGTCCTCACGGAGAAGTAGGTTGCGGCAAGCCCAGAAAGCTCCCTCATAATAGCCGACTGCGACTTCATTGCGGTGTTTGTCCGCTCTGTGCTCTGCCTCGCCCTTTCCTGTGCGGCGGCGGCATTAGATTGCGCCTGTGCGGTTTTCGCCTTAGCCTGCGTCAGCTTCTCCTGCTCTATGGCCGTTCTGGTAACAGCCTGCTTCTCCCTCTCCTGCTCCGTCGCAATCCTATATTGAGACTGGACCGTCCTTGCCTTGGCCTGCGTAAGCCGTTCTTCCGCTATGGCCGTTTTCGTGGCCGCCTGCTTTGCTCTTTCCTGCGCCGACGTAACTTTGGACTGCGCCTGGGCCGCCTTCGCCGCCTCCTGCGAGGTCTTGCCGAGACTCCTGCTGATCTCCGCAGATATGTTCAGCATGCCCGACAGATTAGTATTGAGGTTCTTGGCGGTTTCTTCCGCACGCCTGACAGTCTCATTGAAATCCTTGTCGTCGAGTATGAGCTTGAAATTGAGTTCGTCTATGGTAGCCATGTGGAATATTCTTGTTAATCGTCATCGGCTAATCCGGCGAACACCTCATCCACCGTATAGCCCTTCTTGCCCCGCCTGCGCCTGGCTTCCGCCTTGCGCATCTCCTCCATATTGAGGCGTATGGCCTCATCGTCAACTATCACCTTTCCATCACTCTTGTTCCTGCTATTTTTCTTAAACAGCGTATGCGGCAGGTCCGCCTGCATCAGCTCTATCTGCGGCAATGTCAGCTCGCATCGGTAGCCCCAGTTGCGGACGCTGACAAGCCCGAAGAAGAAGCGTCTTGTTTCCCCATAAGCGGGGAAATCACGGATGAAAGCTGCTTCGCTTCCGAAAGCTGTTCGGCTCGGTACTGCTCGGCTTCCTTCGCCGTCATCCTCATCCAGTCCGTCCTCATATCCGTCGAGTATGCCATATTTCTCCAATGCGCCCGCAGCTGTAGTTTTTTTTTACCCTCTCTGATTATCGGCGTCATCTGCGATTCCGTATATCCCTTTATCTTGCCCCACCATCGCCATAGGAATGGGTAGAAAAGCCTTATCCTCCAATAGCCGTTGAGAACGAACAATGCCGCCTCCTTGACCGAGAAATACGGCTCGATGCTCATGTCCTTCAATGTCTCGGAACTATCCGACGGCATCTTCATCTCCCTCTCCAGCCATAGGGCCGTTAGCCGTTCAAGAGTGTACGGCTTGACGCCGCGTATCTTCACGGTCCTTCTCGTGCCTGGTATCGCAACCTCAGTCGGTGCATCGGTCACGATCTCCATGTATTCCTTTCTTGCCTTCTTGTCCGGCTGCTTCATATCCTGTGAAATTTTTAAAAGGGGCGGGGCAATATGTCCGCCCTGCCCCAGGAACTAAGAGATGATTGGAAAGAGAGTGGTATTCTATTCCGATTATGCGCCGGTAGTTGTGGTTTCCTGATGGAGAACGACGAACTTAGGACCTGCCGGATTGGTCAGGACGCTGCCGGTGAACCTCGTGTACCAGCTTGTCGAGCTGTCGTCAATCTGAGGAGGATTGAACCTCAGCTTCACGTGAGCGAGGACTATTGCAGTCTTCTTGCTCTCGGACTCGATGAGGATGGTCTTTTCAACATCCTTCGGGGTCGTGTAGCCGCTTCCGGTATAGCTTGTGCCCTCTGCACCGGTGACTGATACGCCCGATTTGGCATCGTTGAAGAACATATCGAACAACGGCTGATTAAGGAAAGGCACGTTGCCCTCAATGCCATAATCTCCATCCTCAATATCGGAGTCGTACACCTCCTTGTACTGATCGAGCTTGAGGTCTGTTCTGGTCGGGTCGTCAGAAGTCACCTTGAGGGAATCCTGAACGGTCCACAGCTGGTCCGCCGTGCTGAAATCAATCGCGGTGGAGAAATCAACGCCTGTCGAGGCGTAGTCAATCAAAGCCAAGCGGGCATGACCCTTTCCGAGGTCGGCCTTCATAGCTTCTGTTAATGTTGCTGCCATATCTTAAATGATTTTAAATTGCTTTTATTAAAGTCTTGAATAACAATGTTCTGCAATGATAACCGTAGTCATCGGCCACATCCGCCACTACCGTAGGCACGTCATCGAAGATGTACTTGCCATCCTCATGAGGGAAGCCCGCAAGGAGCTTCTTCTGAAGGATTGACAGCTGCCTGGCGTTCTTGAGATTCCTCACGTCGCGTGCGAAAATCTGCACGGCGAGGGTGCATGAACCGTAGGCCGCCATATCGACGAGCTGACCCATGACCTTCGTCACGGCGAAATACTGCTCGCTGGTCTCGGTGGATTTCGGACGGTCGGTATAGACGCTGTCGCACAGGCCGATCTTGTTTTTCAGAAGGTCAACCGCGTAAAGCTCCAGTTCCGATATGTCGAATCCGTTTCTCATGCTACCTTATGGAAATGCTTGCTGAACTCCTGCTCGGTGAAGGATGACGCGCTGATGAGGATTCCAACCTCGTAATCGAAGGCGAAATAGCTCGCAGGCTGCATGCCCGCCATGACTATTCCCGTCCATCCCGACGAGCCGACCGATCTCGCAACCTCGGCAAGAGCCTCGGACGCATTGCCCTGCTCGCCGCCTGCCGCCACGACATTCTGATCTACGACCTGCCCATTATGGACTATCGCCCATCCGTAGGAATCGCCCATGAGGACGTGGTTGGCGTGCTCCGCATCATGCGATGTGAGGGCGTAATTCACGGCCTTCGGCAGTATGGAGCGCAGGTTATTGAGAATCGCATCGTCCTTCTTTGCCAGAAGTCCGGCGAAGGCGTTCTCAATGACCTTGTTATTTGCGCTTTCGAGATTCATTGCGTCAGTTCTTTATCTCATCGAACCAGATGTTGCTTCCGATGTTATAGGTTATCTGCTTCACCACCTTGCCCCTATACGAGCGCGAGTAGTCCGTGATTTCGAGTATATCCCCAGGATAGAGCGGAGTGAGGAACATGGGAAGGGCTATCTTGTAGTCCGACACTATGACATCGCCCGCCTGCCTGGTGTTCATCGTGTTCGTGCGGTAGCCGAAATTCATCGTTTCGACCGCCTCCGTGCGGAAGGAGCCGTCCGCGTTGAAGGTCGGATCGCCATCGCTCATTATCACCTTCGTAATGGGAACGACCTCCTCGACAGGATTGCCCTCGTCGTCAATCGCGGGGGTTCCGTCAGCTTCCAGCTTCTCGCGCAGGACACGCAGGGTATGGGGAAATCTCGGATTATACACGCTAATACAGGTTTTGGAGGGTTGTTCCTCCGGCGGCGTCAGCATTGTCATCGTTCCACTTCGCGTAGATTTTATTGGCCAGATCACGCAGATATGACCGATTCACCACGTTCTTGTTGGCCTTCTGATGCTGCCATCCGCCATCGGACATATATTCTCCAGTGGTCGAGGTGGAGGAGCCGGCGGCATACATCAGCAGGTCTGCGTAGCAGAGCTCCCTATCGCGGACGCTGACATCGCTCATTTCCGAGCCTGCCTCAACGCCCCTGTCATAGAGTATCGCCTTTATCGCCTCATCGGGAAACTCGTAATCGACCTTCCCGCGCAGCCATTCTTCTATGCTGTATGTCGCCATATCCTTCGCAGAAAATTAGGTTTACGCCTCGTTTGGATAGAGGTAGAACATATATTGAGGAACCTCCGGCACTGCCAGGGTGGTCGTCTCGATATTGTAGCTCTGGCACTTCTTCACGGCGTCTGCCGCAACGGTGAGCAGAACCCTTCCATCGTAGAAGGTGGAGTAGGTCGCTGCACTTGTCTCGAATGTCAGAGGCATGGCCGTAACCATCTTGCCGATGCTGCCGTCAGGAACGAACACGAGCACGTCCGGCTCGAATGCGTTCACGTTGGTCTTGACGAGCTTCTTCGCCGACTTGTCGTAGGACTCGACCGCAACGAGGCTGTCGATGACCTTGACAGGAACGCCTATCAGCTCCTCGAACTTGCTCTGCCTAGTAGCCGCAGACTGGGCGGCAGCCGCAGCCGCAGCCCCTTCGTTGGATATAGGGAACATGCTCAATCCGATGGACTTGAGCACCGCCTTATGGTTGAGAATCTTGCGCAGATAATTGTGGTTCACCTCGACATGACCGGTAATCCCCTTGTCGAGGATAGGTGTCAGCCAGTCGATGATGGAAGCGATTGGGTCTGCGCTCGCACCCTCGGTTGCATAGGTCTTGTCGGTCCAGAACTTGGCGTCGCCGCTCAGCTTGGTGATGTTGCCGGAAGGGATGTGGGCCGAGAAGGTCACATTCTTGATACCCTTCGGGTTGTTCTTGTCGGTGAGCGTGAGCTTGCCTGCGGAAACCATCTGATGCCTCTGATATGTGAAGGAATTGGCGATTCCTCCGACGAGGCTGTCGATGGTGACGAACAGGGTCTTGAGCGCACCGTCACGTGCGGCAACACTGTTCACGCCGTTCATCCTTTCAAGGATGAGCTGCTTGCGGAGCTTGTCCTCGTTCATGTACTCGACATCCTTCAAACGAGGAATCTTGCCGGTAACGAGAGATACCTCCTCGGTGCCTCTTGGGATTGCCGGAGAGTCGAGGTCGTAGTAGTTGGCCATTGCAGTCAGGCCGAGCTCCCTCTGAACCTGCTCATAGGTCAGGTCGAGCTGCATGTCGTCGAAGGAGAAGCCGTCGAGCTGCAATACATTATACTTGTCGGCGAACATCGTATCCACGAAGTCCTGAAGCCTCTTGGATGAGGTGTCGCCATTGAATGCACGATACAATAGATCGTAGAATTGCTGTGTATATGCGTCCATAGTCTTTCTCCTTATCCGTTAATCTGTTGAACATAAGGGACTGCTGCCGCCATAGCTGCGGCGATTCCTCTGGCCGGAGTGCGGTCGATGAGGATTCCCTCTGGGTGATGATTGACTACCGCACCTGTGGCGCCCGCAGACTCGTCCGTCACGTCGATGTCGCCGAGCCAGATGTCATTGTAGAGGTAGCCGTTCGGGGTCACGTCTGCGGATGCCGCAGCCGGAACGAGAGCGACGCTTGCGCCAGCCTCCGCAGTAGCGGCGGTGGTGACGTCTATGAGATTGGAGTCGCTTGCATTGACGGCGATGGCCGTGATGGCGGATGCGGCGGCAATGCCGACCTTTCCGTCTGCGCCGATGGTTGCGACCTTCCATGTGGTATCGAGAGCGATACCGCCGAACTCCCTCGCGTCTATCGTCAGAACGCCATCTGCGGCGTTAGTGACCTCGACTGCGATGACAGGAGTGATGACCTTGTCGGCCAGGTATACCGGAGTTCCCGCAGGATAGAGCGCACCCTTGGCGAGATAATTGCGGTCAAGAGTCCCGCCGATGGCGAGAGGGCTCACGGTTCCAAGCCATATCGGAGTATGCCCGCCGCCGTTAAGCGCGAACTTTCCGAAAGCATTGAAAGAACTTCTCATGTCTTTTCCTTTTTAGTTTGTTGATTATTTTTTCGATGCGTCTGGGAGAAGGCCCTCCTTGACCATCTTCGCCTTGAAGGCCTCATCCTCGGATTTTGCGTTTCCGGCAGGCACGTTTCCTCCGATTGGCGGCATAGGGCCGTCGCCGTAGAAGCGCTTGTACTGCTTGCCGTACTCGTCAGAACACCTCTGGATGAAGTCATCGTCGGTTTCAGACTCGCCGATTACAGCCTTTTCCATCACGAGGTCGAGGATGTTCTCATTCGAGCATCCCTTGCCCTTCAATGCGGCCTTTGCGGAGGCAAGACGCCTTTCGGCCTCCGCCTTCTGCTTGTCCGCAGCGATGGATGCCTTCAGCTCCTTCATCTCATCCAGAATGGCTTTCAGATCGTCATTCTGCGGCTTCGGTTCTGAAGGCTTCGGGTCTTTCTGCGGCTCCGGCTCTGTCTGTTTTTCCGGATGGTTCTTCTTGTACTCGTCCAGTGCGTGCTCGGCATTGAGTTTTGCCTTTCTCATACCATCGGTCGCGCTCTGAATGGCTTTGCACATGGCGGCTACATCGTCCCCCTTGACTGCGGTTGCGATGTCCTCCTCCTTCGTCACGGACTTCTCGATGTAAGCCGCAACGTTCTCGAAATCAGGATCGCCAAGCCCAAGGTTGGCATACTCTGTTCTTAGGGCTTTCTTGATTTGGTCTTTTAACATCTTTTAATTCGTTTATAATTAAGTAAATAATAAGGTCTACCTAATCAACTCGTCTCAAAGATATGCCGTAATCGCCGATAAACTGAAATTTTAATTTCGGTTTATTTTTAACATTGCATTAAATTGCATGCGGAACTAAAAAGAGGGATAGACAGTTATGAAAGAAAAGGAGATTGAACAGTACCTCGACCCCGTGTTCAAGTATTATGGGCAGAACGTCTATTCATACGCCCTGGCTGACAGGATTCGGGAGGACAACGAGCATCGCAAGGCGACCCACAAGCGCATATTCAACCTCATTGCGCAGAAGGGCTTCCAGGAGCAGGTTCTCCTCTCCGACGCCGACATCAAGATCATCGGCGGCAAGAGGGGCGGCGGCAAGGTGCTCGACAATGAGGCTTGGATAATGACGCCCTATGGACGGAAGCATAACGGAGAATTGCGTGTAGGCGACCTCATCTGCGATCCGGCCACCGGCGGAAGCGAGAGGGTGCTTGCGATATATGAGCATCCCGACCATGAGTTCTATGAGGTGTCATTCGATGACGGAGCATCAGTCCTCTGCGGACTGGAGCATCTGTGGGTGGCAAGGCGCGTCTGCACTGCGGTCGTAAACAGGAAGCGGTACGCCCCGATATTGCAGGATGACTATACGATATGGACCTTCGCCGCAATCAGGCAGTGGCTTGACGAGAAGAAGGAGGGGAAGCATGAGAAGGAGGCATTGGCGATTCCTCTGACTCAGCCGATAACCTATCAGAAGTCCGGCCCGATGATGGCCGATTTCGGCGCACCGCCATACGTGATGGGAGTGCTGGCCGGTCTCGACTGCATCTGGAAGAAGGACCTCGACAAAGGAAGGATATATGCCGACATGACAGACGAGCTCGCCGATGCCGTAGCGATATGCGGAGTGGAGGTAAAGATTGAGAACGGCAGGCGATACATAGACGACAAGAGGATAATCGATAGTGCGAGGCATTATCGGTGCGGAGGCGAGAAGGCAAGGCATATACCAAATAGGTATCTCTACGGTCCGGTCGCAGACCGCATGGAGTTCGCCAGCGGCATGATGGACGCCTGCGGAAGCACGGCGAGAAACGGCGTAATGACGCTCGTTACGAAGCGCAAGATAATAGCGACGGACTTCCAGCAACTCATCCGCTCCCTCGGAGGCTCATGCAGAAGGGAATCCGTGCCGGTGCTTGATGATAATCAGAAAAGGAAGCTCGCAAAGAGAAGGCGTCTGCACGGCAGGACGACCCCGATGACAAAAACGATGCGGCTTCTCGCAGACAAGGTCTATCACGACACGTTCATCATGCCAGACCCATCCGATATGTTCTGCATACCTTCCAAGAGGAGCATCGCATTAAAGGCCAGGAAGCCGGATATGGAGAGGAGGATAACAGGTTATCGGTATGCTGGCAGAAGGGACGGCAGATGCATCACGGTGGACTCCGACAAGGGCCTCTACATGGCAAACGGATTCATAGTCACGCACAACACGTTCATCGGACTTTTCGAGGCATTGCAGTATTCGTTCAACCCCGACGTGACGATGTACGGCTTCCGAAAATACCTGGGCGATATAGAAAGGGGCATATGGAAATCCTCAAAGCAGGTATTCAGACATTTCGCCAGTCCGGCCAACTCGACCTACGAATGGACCTTCTACAATGGGACCGGAGCAACCATGAAGATGGAGCATCTTGAGGACCCATCCAAGATCGGCGACAGATTCAGGGGCGTCGAGATGACATACATCCTCATCGAGGAGCTGGCCGAGCATACGAGGGACAACATGAACGTCCTTTTCGACCTGCTTGCATCCAACCG